CATCTGACCAAGCATCAACAACAGTTCCACGATCACCATAGGTCAACGCTGCGTTCTTACGCATGCACGCGCCAAGGTCTAACTCAAGGTCAGTTACGATGCGGCGAGCCATAGGCTCAAGGATTTGGTCGAGTTGGTCTAGCTCAAGAGCCTCTTCCACGTTGCCCCATTCGGTAGCTGCTGTGAAGTAGTTCTGAACCGTACCAGTTGCTTTACCAGCAATGATGTCTGACTTATCAGAGGCGCTGATGTCACCGCCAGAAGTGCGGATTGTGTTGTAGTCATGCGGACGTTTGAAGTCTACATTTGAACCACTTGAAGGATTGAACTTGCCTGACAACAACTGAGTGTTGACAGTCTTTGTTACTACACGAGAAGCCTCAAATGCATCTAGGAATACACGAGCAACTTTCCGTGTGACGTTACTATTAAGATTGTTAGCCATGATTGGATCACCTTATTCATTCAAAAGTAGCTCCTTTCGGGCCACCGGACTTGGGACTTCTCCCAGCGCCTCTCGGCGTGTCTAGCGGATCAGGAGCGGCATTAACACTAGGTTTAAGTTTTCGAGCTTTAGGCATAACGATCTGATCTAAGTACAACAGCGCCTGATTTGCAGGCATATTGGCTAATTTATCCAGCTCCAATAGATTCTCGCCAAGGTACAACGTCCCAAGACTTCCATCATCCAAATCAATTAGATGATTAGCCAGCATCGGGTTAATCCCGAACTGACCTATCTTGTTGGCTGCGCTCTGGAGATCCTCGCTTTGAACGCCGAGCTTCTTAGCTTTCTCTGCGTAACTAGCAATCTTCTCGTTCTGCGCTTGCACTGCCGCTGCTTGCTGTTGTTTCTGCAAATCAATCTGCTGGCTTTGCATAGCCTGCTGACGCGCATCAAACTCAGCTCGTTTGGCAATCGCCTCATCACGCTGTCGGAGCTGCTCCTGTATCTCTCTATCTGAAAGACTATAGAAGTCAGGCACTTTCGGCACTTCAGGCGGCTGTTCTTTAGGAATCTTAGCCTCTAGCTCTTCTAGGCGCTTGCGATAGTCCTCGGCCTGACGCTCTGCTTCTCGCGCCTTCCAAGTCTTCTCAGCCATAGCCTTGTCAAAAGCCTTCTGCTGTTCTTCGTTAAAAACAGGTCTAGTAGATTTCTCCTGACCTTCGTCAGTATCCGCTGATGAATCGGAATCAGTTTCCTGATCTACATCCTCTATGTCTTCAAACTCAATATCTTGAGTCTCATCGACCATATCGTCTGGTTGCATCTTATACCTACTGTAATGCCGTCAAATAAACGGTGACGTTCCGTGCCTCCATAAAAGCGTGGAGTGCGCTAGTGGTCAAATATACCACAATTTGGTTAAAAGCAATACTTTTCTTAAAATATGGCGGAAGCGGCTACCTAGCAAGGCTCCTATAGATTATCGCCTGTGGAATTGAACCACTATTACGCTTCCATAAACTTTTTTTATAACACGAAGTAAGTTAAAATAAAGCTATGTTAAAACAAATAACCTCACAAGAAGCTAAAGATTGGTATGAGGCCATAGACTCTCATTGGCAAAACTTTGATACTTCGCTAGACGATTTATTAAAGGATTTTTGTATTAGCCAGCCAGAGCGCAAATTATTGGTAGAACACTGGCAAGCGCTAAGGTATAACCAATCCTCGCCTGATTAAGTCGTCTACCATATCTTGCGTTATTCTGCCGTGTCCTCCCGGAGCGAACGCCTTCATTGTTGGTGATTTCAGTTTGCCTCCAATTTCAAACGGCCTACCTTTTGCAAGCTCTGCATCTCTAAAGTTATAAAACTCAGTGTCGGCAGTGCCAGCAAGAACGTCAAATTCAAATATGTTGGCTTTTTCTGTATCGCGCAACGCTCCTAGCGGCCTTCCAGCCAATGCCGCAGGATATGATGGATGATTGCTTTCCAGAAAGGTTCTGTTCTTCACGGCTTCTGGATTTAACTCGTAAATCATATCTATATCACCAAACGCAGGATTAAACTGCGCAGGATCGGTAACTATTGCTCGTGCCTGAGATAGATTAAGCGATCCTGCATCTCTAAATTCATCAAGAGATTTTTCTACAGCTTTTCTGAGTCCACCTAAATTCGCTAAATATTCCTCATCAGCTTTATCAATACCAACCCAATTTGGTATGGGAGTAAACTCATTTGTCATTGATCCTGCACCAGACCTAATTCTTTTATCTAGCGCTTTTTTGTCTGATTTGCTCATAACCTGACTTGCATACGGAACCATCAAGTCAGTGGTCATAGTTGCAAAATCAGGACTTGTAGACATCATTCCATAAGGTATAAAAGCAACAGGTCTTCCTCCTAAAGACTGCGCCGCCGCAGCTCTGTTTAATTGTCCCATTACGGCGTTTGGCGCTGACGCAAACGCCACACCTCTCTCAATATTTTCTGGCTGCGCTCCAAAATACTTCCCGCCGCGCATCAAAACATCCACTGGCACACCGTTGACAGAAGTTACTCGCTCTAAACCACTGCGACTTGTATCAGACATACCTGTTATATATGGCCTATCTATCAAATCTTCCGCTTTCACAATAGGCACAGAGCTTACTTGTGGCGAAGACATTTCAACGGTCATTTCGTTGACAGACGCAGGATCACCTACTCGTTGTAACAACGGAGTATCTCTTGTGACTTCTGGTATTGAGCCTCCAAATTCACGCTCAAATTCATTTCGCAGCGCCGAGCCTCCAGCTATTGCTGTGCCTTTCCTGCCGCCGCCTGAGTATAGGTCTGTAGTATCGTAGTTAAGAGCTGAGCGTGTATCCGTATCTGGAAAATAGTTAACTCTCTCAACAATGCTTCCATCCGCATCGACTACTTCAGCACCTATAAATCCTTCATCTATATTTTTTTGAGTTAAATTCTGGCTGTATTCAGGATTTTTTTGAGCGACAATGCCCATCCCAGCCTTGTCCATTAAAGAATACTGCTTATAGTTTCCACGCTTTGTTATATATGGAAAAACATTAGGCTCACTGTAGTCTCCTGCTTCATTTCTAAATCTAGGAGCTGCCGTATTTGCATAGAAATCAGATATCCTAGAACCTTCTGGTGTAGCACCGTAGAAACCTTTTCCTATAAAACCTGAATCTCTAGAGCCTGTTCTGCTAGATGTTGGCTGTCTTATATCGTCAGATGTGCCATGCAAGAATAAATTTTCAGTATCCATTCCTTGCCTTTCTAGTTCATCCATTGCTCTTCTTTGGTCAGGAGTATAGTTGGCTGTTTTGCTTCCCATTGTGCCAAAAATTACTTGATTGCTAGGAGTGCTTCTTGCGGCCTGAATACCAGCAGGAGCGCCGCTAACCATTACTGCTGTAGGATCAAACTCAGTTATCTGCCGAGTCTCAGGATCATAGGTAGTACCGCCAGCCATGCCTGCCTGATATTGATCAGAGGCGTAATCTCCTAAGCCTCCTACCACTCCACGGACTGCGCTGACAGCTCTACCAGCAGCTTCTGACTGCTCGTTAGCATCACCAAAGAAGATGTCACTGAGAAAAGAGCCAGTAGCTTTAGCGCCTCTGACTATAGGACTGTATGAGAAGTCTACTTCAGACTCTCCGTACTGGGCAGGTAGAGTTTGGACTATAGCCTGACCACGGTCATCATAACCAATAAACTGGTTCTGCTCTTCTTGAAGGATCTCTCGGCGCTCAGGAAGGAGCAACGCACCTATGGCGCTGTCTCCTCCGTACCTATACCTTGGTTCAGCCATTCTGCATTCTCGCTATCTCAGAGTCGGACATATACCTCATAGCTCGGCGTTGAGCTTCGGCTCGCATCCTCTCGGCCTCGGCGCGTTGCCTGTCGCTGATGTCAGCCATCTTCTCTTGGTTGTTGAGCTGCTCGCCTACTGCCTGAGCGCTTGTCCTGTCTATCGTAGCACCTGCCTGCTGAGCCTTGATCTGAGTCTCCATGCGCTTAGTCTCGGCGTTGAAGAAGTCAATCTGGCTTTCAGTCTGATCGCCTTGCATCTGCGTCTGTAGCTTCTGAGCTTCTAGTTCC